GATATACCTGCAAAATATGCATAAGTTCCATTTGGATACTCTGGTGTTTTGCAGAATCTTGTATTATGGATATCCAAATCTCCAGTAGCATCATATGTGTAATCTTCAATAAAGAATCCATCAGCAAATCCTTCTGGACGATCTTCTACAATAGATGAATCTAATTTATAACCTGTGTCTAATACTCTTACTCCCGATGAAGTGTCTAGAGGGTCACTAAATCCATAAGGACCATATATTGGATGCCCATCATAAGCATATCCAATAATTGGAGAGTGTGTTGTACCCGTATCATTAAATTCGTTTGATGCTATATCGTTTGAATAAGATAAATTAACATATTCTAATCCTTTTTTAAGAGTAGGATACAAATATTCAGATCCATGTCTTTCAGCATCATTTATAGTTAAAGATCTAATATTACTGGATAGGATTGCATTTTTACCTGCAGATACAATACTAAGAGTAGTTTTTTCTTGTGTATAATTGGTTCCACCAGATATAACAACGACTTCAATAAGTTGACCATCTCTGATAATAGGACGAACAACTGCACCACTACCATCTCCAACAACTGTTACTTCAGGAACAGAGAAGTATTCAGATCCTCTTGATCTAACATCAACTCTAATTAATTCTCCACCCACAACAACAGGATATAAAGATGCACCCTTACCATTTTTAATACTTACACTAGGTGATCTTTCAAAGTTTAAAGTTGTGCTTCCATAACCAGTTCCAGTTTCATAGAGATAAGCATCTATAATATTACCTCTAACATAAGGTGTTGCTGTGATAACCCCTGTACCCGCTGCAGCACCAAAAGAAACATTAATGTTTAACTTTATATCTGGATACTTAAATTCGTGGAATCCAGACCCAATAGAGTCTAATTTAATGTAAAGTCTACTATCAAAATTATCTCTAATAGTTCCACCAACACCTGCATCTGCAACTCTAAATTGATCATTATTATTTTTAAAGACATAGTATTGATTAGTGGTAACTAATCCAGATATAACAGTTCCTGTATTTTGATATTCTATTAAATCTCCTTCTTGGAATCCATGATTTTTAAAGTTAACAAGATGGTCTATGGTAGAGATACCAACTGGTTTAACATTTAATACTCTATTTTGATAATTAGATCCTCCTTCAAGAACTTTGACATCTTTTAAAGTTTTCTTACCATTGAAAGTTCTAAATCTATGAACACCAGAATTAGAAGTAGTGGTAAATCCAATTGTATTGATTCCTGTTTGGAAATCATTTGTTGAATTATATAATCTAATTGTCTTTGAGTTTACAAATTCTGCGATATATTTTGTATTCTCTACTAAGAATCTATTTTGATCTGCATTTGATCCTGCAAAGGTTCCAATTCCTAATGCAGGATTACCATTTGTTCTGTATACAACTTCTTCTCCATTAGCAAAGTTATGATCTCCTAAAAATGTGATAGTTTCTGCAGATTCTCCTATACCACCACCAAATGTCAATAATCTGGCATCAAAACTAGCAGATATGAATCTTTCTTCAACTACTGGTTGTAAAGCAACCCCATTACCAGGACCTCCACCAGTTATACTAACAGAAATAACTTTATCTAATTCTCTTGTTTGAGGATCTACTAAAATTTTCTCGACAGATCCGCTAATAACTGGTCTTACAAGTGCAGTTGTTCCTGATCCAGTATTAGCAACCTCAATAACTGGTGGATTTATAACATCGTACCCACTTCCTGAGTTTACTACAGTTATAGAACTTAAAGGACCTGAATAAATTTTATCTTGAGACTTATAATTTTTAATTTCAACACCATTTATCATCATACCCACAGTTTCAGTTGTGGTATCTTGTCCATCATTTTCCCTTGGTATTAATGGGAACTTTCTAAGAAGTTTCTGTGGTTGAATTTGTTTTTGATAAACAGATCTTAGAGTAAAAGTATGTTTACCTCCAATACCAACAAGTAAAGGTTCAAATTCAAGATTTAAATCTCCTTGAATGAAAGAATTAGATGCATATAATTTAATTTGCTGTTTATTTGGTAATACTCTAACGTAATATGATTTACCTGTGTCTAATCCTATGATCGCATTACTCTCTGGTTCGTAAACAACCTCATCTCCAGTTAAGAAAGGAACTTGTGTAGGAAAATTAATAATAGAATATGCTAATTCTCCTGTATCTGCTAAAAGTGCACCACTTTCAGTGCTTCCTGCACCAATAAAGGTTACAGCAGTTCCAACCACTATAGATGGTGTTGATGGTATGGTATCTTGTCTAAATGTGAAAGATGGTAAAGAGTTAGATGCAACATACATGTACTCATCACCATAAGATCCTTCATCAAGATCTTCGCTATAAACGTTCTGTATGTCCGAGAATAAGTGTGAATATTGTAAGGGTACAAATTTACTTGTAGTCTTCTTTGGCACCCTTCTAATCGAATGTGGGATGCTTGTATCAGTAGTAAATCCAGTATATTCTAAAGTTACTTCGTTACCTGCAATAGCAGTAACTTTAGCATTTTCTACTTTTATTTCTTTATTACTATCGTTTATAATATCAACACGATCATTTATTTTTAAACTTGCTTTATCAATTGAAGATTTTAAAGTAAATTGTTTTGCACCAGTATCAATACCAGAACATTCATAACTGGAACTTGTATTGTAAATCCATGAATTAGCAAATCTCTGTTTATCTGTACTTTCTGAGGATGATGGATTAGTAATGACATCTCCTAATTCTTTAATTGATATCTTTTCATTCTCTAATGCAAGACCTGCATCTTTAGAAAGGTTTATATCAGATATTATTGCTGCTACTCTTAAATTAACTGGTTTTGTAAAATCTCCATTTTCATAACCAAATATAATTTCATCAGATCTGATATCATCAGTTGCTAAGATGTCATTATCAATACCAGAACAATTTAAAAACTGATTTAGGGTTTTGTCTGTATATGCTATAGTATTAATACCACTAAAAACAGTTCCAGAATCTGGGAATCCAACAGTAGAATCAACAGTAATTACAGAGGAACCTGCTGAAACCTTGGTTATTGATTTTGTAGATGAAGTTACATCAAAATCTCCCTCTATGAGATCTTGATTGCTATATCCAATGAAAAGTGCTAACTTATAATATGTTTTGTTGTTTCTAGTTAATATTTCAATCTCAGATACTGCTGCTTTTGTTCTAGGATTGGTTTTACTATAAATTGTTTGTCCTACTAACTGATTTACATCTCCTGATATTTTTTCTACTAAAACTACTTCTCTTCTGATAAACTCTGCATCAGATGGTTTTAATAAGTATGATTCTAAATCAATAACAGTTGGAGTTACACCAAATAAAATTTTATATAATATTCTAAATGATTCCTCCGTACCTTTTGCTTGATAGAAGGTTCTTGCTTCTTTAATAAAGTTACCAACGTCTAATTCAGGTATAAAACTTACATCTTCTAAACCAGGTGCATAAGAATATTTTACTTTTCTATAAAATTCTTTTAAAAATAAAGAACTTAAATTCTGTACAGGAGATTCGTTATCATGATTAGCAGCAACTGAAGTATCGAATACTAATTCTTCTGAATCATTAATACTATGATATGAAGTTATTCCACTGAAACCACGAACACATCCTGTAAAAGTATTTGTGGTTAAACCTGTATATGTTATTATTTCATCGTCAATTTTTAAAAGACCATATTCATTAGGAAATCCTCTTGTGTTTATAACTTGGATTGTATCATCTGATGAATTTGCAGATGCAGTAAGAGAAGTAACACCCACAATAACTTGTGGTGTTAACTGATCAAGACTTAAATATTGATCGAGATTATCAATCAGGTCAATAGGACCTCCTTGATACTCCTGTGAACGGTAGTATTGTTGGAGAAAGTCAACTGTTTTTGGACTTTGATCTAAAATAAATTCAGGTAATTGTCCCTCGATCAGTTCATGAACTTTTACTCTCGATTCGATACCAGTTTGTATCATATTTTATCCTCTTTTTAGCTCTCCGTTGCTATAACTAGATGTTACCTTAAATCCAACTCCTGAAATCTTCTCACCTGAAGATATAGTGTCTTTAACCATATTTATCGTACTTTTTGAAACATCAAACTCAAGATATAGATCCTTTAATCCAACTACATCATTAGATTCTGGGAATGCTTGGACTTCAATAATATCATCATTCAAAACAGTGCTAGTTATCAAAGTTGTGGTTAAAATAACCTCTCCTTTTATGTAATCTACAAGACCTGCAGATCCTATAACAATTCTAGTCTCTCCAGTTTCTTCAATTGGTTTAACTATAGCAAGTGCACCTGTTCTTCCATCTGTATTAGGAATATCTGTTAAGTAACAAATATCTGGTTCATTAATAATAGTAAATCCTGTACTCTTTATGTTAAAACCTGCACTATTTACATGAAATCTGTTTCCAAAACATAATTCATACTGTGCTTCTTGATTTATGAGTGCTCTTAGATTTCTTCTAATTCTAACTCGTGTAATATTAGAAGTTATAGAACGATCTACATCATCAATTACGTTTAAAACCTTACTATATTTGAATCTTCCACCAAATTTACTTAAATCTACAGAATCTGAGTAAGATTGAAGTGCATTTGAAACATTTGTCTTCAAATTATCGACGTTTGTAACCTGAGATGAGTTAAAATATACAGAAGAATCAACTTCAACATAAAGAATTTTAATATCAACAAGTTTTTGGTTAATTCCTGTTAATGCATAACTCTTTAATCTACTAATAATGAAGTCTTTATCAAAATCAGACACAAAATCGCCATTTTTTGGTTTGATACTGATTCTAACAGTACCAAATTCTGGTGGATCTAACTCTTCACCACCAACAACTGATATAGATTCAGTATTTGGGTAAATATTTTGTATAATTGCCTCATAGTCTCTTGCTGTAACTGCTCTAAACTGTGCAGCATACAGTCTTGGGGCAAAATATTTGACTGATTCTATAGGTTCTATGTTTGTTCCACTTGTACTTTTAGTAATTGTGGTTAAATTTGCTGATTGAATAGTAACTGGGTTATTCAAACTGTTTATAAATGTACCTGCAAATGAGAAATTAGAAGCACCATTACCTAGTTCTCCATCTGTAACAATGTAAGTTACTGTAATTTCTGTTCCATTTTCTAATTTTTTACCAAAGATACCATCTCCAAAGAGTAATTCATACTTTTCATCCTGAACTTCTTGTATTAAGTATATCTCTGAATCGCCATCAACACCAACGATATTGTCTACAGCAGCATATTCTCTACCAGTTCCTGATTCTCCAGTACCTTTTACCTTGACAACAATAGTTTGTATGTCTATGAATGGGTTATCAAGTAGAAAACGTTGATCTAAACTACCATCAACTGTAAATTTTTTCTTTAAGAGTGCTCCTTGATAGATTAAAATTGGATCTGTAGCACTACCGAAGGTTGCTTTACCATCTACAACTGCTGTAGTAATGGGTTCTGGTATTGAAAATATATAAGAACTATCATCTGTAGCACCCACACATACAGGTCCTCTTGCTTCAAGTGTAAGTGTTGCCAAACTTGCCGAACATTCTACGTCTAATGTTATACTCGCTCTTGCACAAGTCCTTGAACGAGGAACATATCCGATTCCTCTTGCCAAAGATACGACATTTTCCCTCAAAGTTGCTGAATCTAAGAAAGATTCGTTAACAACCATGTTCGCATTGAAGGAGTTAATGTAAGTATTGTATGCTAAAGTGTTTAAAAGAACCGAAAAATTGGATCCCTCAAAGTCAAAATCAGTAAAAGTAGAATTTGCTCTCAAATAATCTTTTAACTGTGCTTTGATTTGATCAAAATCTAAGTTTGTAAATTTAGTAAAAGGCATATTATCTTGTTGCTTCTAATAGGAACGTATAATCTTGTGTCGGGGCAGATTCTCCAATCAAACTAAAGTCTACATTTACCTCAAATTGATTTGCATCTGGATCTGCATCCACTCTAACTCTTAAATCAGAGATTCTTGGTTCAAAGTTAAGTATTGCTTCTGTAATTTCACGTTCAATTACCGATGCTGTAGCAAAATCAACGAAGTCAAATAAAGATCTACGAACATTTGATCCGAAGAGACTATCAAAAAATCTTTCTCCACGAATAGTTTGAACTATATTACTTACAGATTTACGAATACACGCAGTATCTCTCAATATAGGTATATCTTTTGTAACAGGATGTGGTTCAAAAGACAGACTTATATCCCTAAATTCGCGTGATCTTAATTGGGATGCCATTTATACAATACTTCTTCAATGTATTTAGCACGTTTTTTTACAATAAGTTACAAGGATAATGAATATTGGGTTGTTCCCACCAAAAATGAAGGTCAAATTGGTCGCTATCGTAGTGTAAAGACACTAAATTGCACTTAAAACGACTATGTTGACTCTCACAAAGTGCTGCAGCATAGATTTCAGCACCAGATGCCCTTGTCATTATGTTACATAACTCCATTAAATTATCTCCCCACACTACACCTGATTGAATTAGCACAAATTTATCCCATCTTCTCTGCCATTTCATAAAATTCTGTGTAAATTCAGTTAAATACTCTCTTTTGTCCTCATCTGGGTATGGAACATTAACTGATTCTATATTAAATATCTCTTTTTCCATAGAAAGACTATGAGAGAGGATTTGTGTTGCAATTCCTGAGTAATCAGGAGCAATTGACAGGAAACAAGTGTCTTTTGGATGAATTGGCAACTCTGCCATCTTCATTTTATACGCTAATTCCTGTATTAATGCTCTCTCTTTGTCTTCTGATATGAAAAGTAGGTTTTTCATCCTAATTCTGGGTGATCAACGTAATTTATACCGTTAGAAGTGTCTAATTTGGTCTCTTTTGCTGTTTTCCAGAAATAATTTTCATCATTTCCGAGTCCATCTCTATCATGACCGTTCTCAACCTGATAATATACGGTAGAAACCTTAAAATCGGGTGTTTTTGGCACTTCTGGGGTTA